CCACAAGCACGAAGCAGATGGACGGTATCTTAATGAGTTTGGGTCTTACCCATAAACAGGCGGGTCAGGCACGAAAGAAAGCCGGTGATGTTGATACTACGAGTGGTGGGGCAATTCTCTATGACGTAGGCAGAACGGTAGAGACAGCCCGAAGCATGGGATTGTTGGGAGAGAAGAAACCCGTTACTGAGAAAAAGCCCCCCCCAACTGTCAAGCAATCCTTAACAGTTCAAAAGGAAGAGACCCTCGAATCCTATGCCCGTAAGCACAAGATCAATTTCAATATTCCCGGTCACACCAACAAGGAAGCAATCTCCGATGGTCTTCTTTCTTACACGAAGAATGATGCCATTGGTCTTGATAAACGTGCAGAGGAATTGCAGGGTCTTGGTCTATTAGGAGCAACACCCGATGGATACGCTACCGCAGGGGATTATCTTTATGCTGAATTGCAGAAGATAATCTACAACAGGGTTAACAAAAAGGCACAATCCTTGACAGCCGAAGAAGATCAGGCTATAAAAGAGATGAAGGAGGCTTTGAAAAGAGATGGCTACGATGAGTCAGGAATCGAAAGAGAAGAAAGCGAAAGTGATAGAACTGGCAAGAAAAAAGCATATTCTATTAAGGACTCTGAAGCTCATGGAGAAACGCAATCCCTCCTTGAAGCAGACGAAGAGTTCGTAAAAGAAGAAGAAACCCCTACCGATTATCGCACGATAGCCAAGAAAGTCGATGCCTTTGCAGATGGGTCGTACACTCCTGAAGATCTCAAAGAAATAGTTGACAATCAAACCAAATTGGATGAACTCGATGCTCAAGTTCCCGTAGGGACAACTATCAGGATTAAGACGGCGTTCGGAGAATCCATTCTGCACAAATCAAGCAAGAAAGAAAGCACCTATCAGATTTCTCGTTTTGATACCAAAGGTGAAGCGATAGGAGATTCGGAATATACCGATTATCAGAAGGCCGTCAAAGACCTTCGCCATGAACAAGGAAGCGCGGTTAAAGCCGTTGATACTTTGCTTCCCATCATAGAGAAGTCGAAGACCGAACCAGAAACCAAAACACCTCCCACCAAAGAACTCTTCGATACATCCTCGATGTTCACCCTGTCCGGTAGTCAACCCGTGGAACAGAAGTCCATGAAGGTTCCCGAGAAGAAGGGTGAGAGATTGCTTGATGTTCCGAAGCAGACCACGGATGAACTCAAGGACAGGCTCTCGGGCGAGAAAGCTAAGAGGGCGTTTGAGGAAGGGAAGAAAACTGAAGACGGTAAGGACGTTGCCAATCTAAAAGTCACCCCTCTCCCCAAAGATTCTCCCCTTTCCCCTAAAGACTCCCAAGCCCTCGTATCCGATATCCTCTCTATTCTCGCAGACGGTTCCTCAATCAACTTTGTCGGCAAGATAGACCCTAATAGACCTGACATCCAGAAAGCCCTCACACAATGGAAGCAGGGCAATCCTGGTGCCTCATTCGTTATCGAAGGTATGCACCGAAAAGTCATCGTTGATGGGAATACAATGGCATCCATTATCGAAGTCTCAATGGGTTCATCCGATATCGGGCAGACGGCATGGCATGAGGCATGGCACTCCATCGACGAGATATTCCTGACAGCCAACGAGAAGAAGATACTCGCTGAGAAGTTGACTCCCAACATTGAGAAACAGGCAGATATTTTTGCCAAGTACGCGGCGAATCAGAAACATCTCTTGCCGAAGTCCGCGAAGCCCATCTTTGAAAGGATACGGGAGTTCTTTGAGAAGGTAGGGAACTATCTCAAGGACAGAGGGTTCACAAGCGCAGAGGATGTGTTTAATCGGGCGTTGAGGGGGGAACTGAAGGAAAGGGCGCAGAGATGGGCGGGAGAAGGACAGACAGCGTTCCAGATCAGCGTGAAGCATGGTAGTCCCTTTGTCTTTGAGAGGTTTACTACAGACAAGATAGGCTCAGGCGAAGGCGCACAGATGTTCGGATGGGGGCTGTACTTTACGGATAAAGAGGATGTTGCAAAGCACTATGCTGAGAAACTGTCGAAGATGAGAGACGGCGGAACCGTATGGATGATAGGCGACAAAATAGTTAGGAAAGAAGAAGCTAAATTTATTAATGTCTTAAATTCATTAGCCAATGGAGGGTCAAAAGAAAACATAATCTCGATAATGGAGAAGCAGGTAAAGTCATTAGAGAAGCGACTTGCATCTTTGAATATGGATGACCCTATGGATGTTCTGGTTAATCCTCAAAATGAGATTGAATATTACAAAGACGCAATCAAGTATGCTCAGGCCATCGATCAACCCGTATCTTGGGGTAAAGAGGAAACCAAAAGGACTCTCTACAACGTCACCCTCCACAAAGGCAAAGACCCGTCCGAATATCATTATATGGATTGGGAGAAGTCCATCGGGAAGGACGTAGCCAAAGTTATCGAGAACGCTGTTGGTAAAGAGTATCTTGAAAGAAAATTCTTTACGAATCAGAATCAGGTACAGGAATTTAACGGAGCTACGGCATACAACTTTCTTGAAGATTACCTTGCGGAAGGCAACGAACTCCCCGATGTTACCGTGGAAGATTACAACTATCCGAAAGCGGTATCCCTCTTCCTCCTTCGTAGCGGTATCGACGGCATCAAGTATCCCGCAGGAACCATGTCGGTAGGCAAGACAGATGCCTTTAACTACGTTGTCTTCGATGAGAACGCTGTTACGATTGAGGACAGGGTATCATTCAAGATCAAGGTAGCTCCTTTCATCAAGAACCTGATAAGTTCCAACAGCAAAAAAGCCGTCAATCCCGAAACCTCTTTCCAAGACGGTAAGGAAGATTTCAAGCGTCAATTCAAAGAAGTCCTCGGCAAAGATTATTCCAACTGGAAAGCTCATTTCTATCTTCCTTTCTTCAAGGGTCATGGCCCGAACGCAGAACCAATGTGGAAACGTGCCTTTGACAATACTGAGGCTGGCAGAGAGAAGCGTTCCGACCTCAATACCCATTATGTCCGTAAGATGCACGATTTCTTCGATATGCCGAAAGAGAAGGTAAGGAACATTGAGAAGGTCTTGTCCGAAGGTGATGCTGTTCTTGCTCAGAAGGTACGTGATCTTACTTCAGAAGCTATCACCGCAAAGAATGGCGGGAACCTGGAACTGTATCAGCAACTCATGGGGCAGGCTCAGGCCATTAAGACCCTTAATCGTTACTCCGATGAAGACCTTGCCAATGGCATCACGCTCAGGAACGGAGAGTTCATTAAACTGACGCCTCAAGAAATCAACACCTACAAGGAAGTCCGTACCGCCTTTGATGAGATGCACCGTGACCAGTTCAAGCATCAGATAGAGATGGTATTCGGGAAGTACAAGGACAAGCCGTGGTATTCGTCCATGCTCGACCTCTTTGAAGACAGACCGGATTCTCCTGAGTTTACCCCTGAGAAGAGAGACACATTGAAGGCTCTCAATAAACTTGCGCTCGGAAAGATTCGGGGCAAGAAGGCTGAAACGATAGCAAAGAATCGGGCGGTCTTGATGGATGTTCTGAAGAATCATATCTCAGGCGTATCGGGTATAACCAATCAGGTTGAACTTTCAAATGCCGCAAGCAGTATGCTCAAAGCCTACCAGACGGAAAAAGTCTTGATGAACGCTGTTAAGAAAGCCCGTAACCGTATCGGTCAACAGGTGGCGTACTTCCCTCGTGTCAGGGAGAAGGGCAATGTCTATCTTAACATCTTCAAGTCCGAAACCAAGACCGACAAGAACGGGGATGAGAAAGTCTTCAAGACCATGATTCATTCTCAGGTAGTCAAGAACGCCAATGAAGCAAGGGAACTGTGGGCGCAGTACAAATCTAACCCCGATCACAAGAACGAAAGCCTGTCGTATGAGTTAGGTGCCGTCAACAAGGAAACAGATTCAACTTATGTTGGCGTCAACGACATGAACCTCCAGCGGGTTATTGACAACGCCATAGAGAGAATCAGGAGTACAAGGAACCTCAATAGCGGCCCAATACTCGACAGCCTTAAACTCAGTATGGTGGAAGCCGTCGCCAATGAGATGAAGTCGCGGGGTTTTGGCAAGTCGTCTATCACCAGACGATTAAATCTCATTGAAGGCTACAAGAAAACAGACCTCCAGAAAGTAGCCCTTGATTACATCACTGGAATGACAGGTATGATGACCAAGCAGGAAACGGCCATGAATTTCCATGACATCCTGAAGGATATCCCAAGAGACAAGCCGAAGCTCTACAACGACATCGGGAAGTACGCTCAGGATATGCTCAGGAATCAAAACTCTCTCGACAGGGCGTCCGGTAAGGCAAGGGGCGTAACCTTCATTTACTATCTTGGAGGCAACTTAAAATCAGCCTTGGTACAGCTTACGCAGAACCACGTTACGGGTATCCCTAAGCTGGCAGAAAAGATGCGTGAGTGGGGTGTGAAGGGATTTGCAGAGGCCAAGTACCACAAAGCAATGGCTGATGCCGCAAGAGTTAAGGTAGACAAGGACACAGGTACGGTCACAGGTAAGAGCATCAATAAGTGGGAAGCCCGTTTGTTGACTGAGTTTCTCCACCGTGGGAATACCGCCGACCAGTATATGCAGTACATCACGGGAAGGATGCAGAATGAATTAGGCCAGAAGTTCGGGGCCGTGATGAATGTCCTGTCCAAGCCTTTCGGCAAGATGGAAACCTTCAACCGTGAATCCGCTTCCCTTGCGATGTTTCGCATGGCTTGGGAACACTATACCGAAACAGTTCCCGATTTGGAAGAAAGGTATGCCAAAGCTTACGAGGAAACGAAAGAGTACGTGAACTTCACTCACTTTGCCTACGGCAAAGAGAACCTTCCTCGGATAGCGACAGGTGGAGATATCGCAAGTGTATCGGCAAGAACCTTGCTTACCTTCCGGTCTTTCAACCACAACTATATTCAGTCCATCTTTGGTAGCAAGGATTGGAAAACGATGGCGCACTCCCTCGCTTATGTTGCTATCTTCGGTGGGATGATGGGCCTACCGTTTGTCAAAGACCTCTTCGACCTTCTGGAAAAGCTCACAGGCAAATCCTATACCAAGTCGGCGAGAGAGGTAATGAGAAAGTACGGTGGCAAGACCCTTGAGACATTCGGGATGCAGGGGCTTCCTGCGCTTGCTGGTGCGAATATCTCAGGCTCAATGGCTATGGGTATCCCTTTGGTTGGAGAAACGCCTACAGATACCGTCACGGGCGTTATGGGCGGTATGTACGAGAAAGCCAAGAAGGGGATTCAGTTTGCAGGTAAAGGCGAATGGTATAAATCCGCTGAGAGCTTTCTTCCTGAGATGGTAGCCAATCCCATGAAGGCCATGCGAATGTCCGATATCGGCAAGGAATATCTTGGAACACCAGGATTCGCCACAACTTCATCCGGCAAGCCTATCTTTGATGAGAACGGCAAACCCTTGAAGATGTCCACGGGTGATGTGATTGCAAAGTCTATGGGCATTAATCCTTCCGGTTATTCCATGAAGAACGAAGCCCAAAGATCAGCCTCTAACATCGAGGAATACTTCTCGGATTGGGAAACGAGTATCTATGAGACTTATCGGGCAGGAAGAATCAACCATGACTCCAAGGCTATCTCGAAAGCACTGCGACAGATCAGGGAGTACAATCAGGCTATCGTTGATAAAGAGGCTATGGGACTCATTCCGCGAATCAAGATGTCTAATGTCGTCAAAGCCTCAAAGATGGAGATGACAAAGAAGCAGAAAAGAGAAGCATTGTATAAGCGGAATTATCTTGCAAGCTGATTTTTTTTGGCTTAGAATATGAACACGATGTAGTTCATGATAAACTGAATGTAGTTCATTTTTAGGAGATAACACAGGAATGATTTATACCCTTGATAATACTGTTGAATCAGATATGGGAGGTGTGTGATGCCTAGTGGTTCCGTCTCCCTAGCCAACACCCGCTTATCTCTCGTCTCTACAGCCCCCTTTGTCGATTTCAGCGCGGCGGGAACCCTTACTCCTTACCTCCGCTGGCGCATCATTCTCACCGACTCTGCGGGCAAGACAGCGACATCGCGGATAGTGAGCGCGGGGACGGGGGAAACGCTAGGGGATGTCCTGAACGCCACAAACGCCGCTAATTCCCCTACCAGACCATACGGCACATTTGACGGCGTATCGGCAACGGGCTTTCACGCTGTTTCGGGTGAGGCAACGATTAAGGAAGGAGGTCTACCGGGCATATCGTATACATCGGGAGGCTTATATAAAGCAGTATTCACGTATAACAAAACCAGCGGCGGCAATGTTTACACATCTCCACGATTAAGCGATTACCAGACATCCATAGGCACTACGGTCACTCGGTCATCATCGGGAACATATACGCAGTACACCGTTGTAACTTCGACAACAGGGACGGGAGTATGGTGTTTCTCGACGGCTGCGGCGGTAGAGTTTGCGGTATCGGATTTTTCCCTCAAGCAAGTCCTCACCCCCTCAGCCACCGGTGTAGTCACATCTGCGTGGACGGTTGAGAGTGGGTTTAATTACAACGATTCGGGGGGGTATACGTATAGGCTTATCCCCGCAAGACGGAGCTTTAGCTTCGGGTTTGATATGGAGTTTTAAAGGAATGAAAAGCAAAGCGCGGCGGCACTTATAGGGAGTTCTGACCTCCTTCAAGCCTCTTATCGGACAGAGGGTGCAAAGCACTACCACCGCATGAAGTCTATACCATCTTTAGGAGGACTCATGCAATGACAATCAGGGACACCAACGGGGAAACCAACGGGAACGGCAAGTCTGTCACATGGAAATGGTTGGTAGGCATACTTGTCGGACTCGTATTCCTTATTGCCGGAAGCGTCCTGTCGGGTATGCAAGCCGATATTAAAATGTTGGCTCGGGAGAAGGTAGACAAAGACCAATATTGCAGGGATATCTCTGAGATCAAAGAAAGCCTGAAAGACATCCAGAAATATATCAGGAGGCCATAAGATGATATCGGGGCGATGCTGTTCAAGTGTCCAGATTGCGGACGAATCAAGAAGTATCTCTCTTGGAAGTTTCCCGATAAGGATGACAAGCAAGAGGTCGAACGGTATCAGGGAGAGGTCACTATCAAGCTCGTAAAATGCCCCATGTGCAAGATAACAATTCCCAAAAAGGAGGGTTAAGCGCATATGACTCTGAAGAAACAGCTTGAAGAACACGAAGGGAAACGGAACAAGGTCTATAAGTGTACGGCAGGGAAGCGTACAATCGGGATAGGCCACAATATCGACGCGAAAGGTCTGCCCGATGACATCAGGACATTCCTTGACGAGAACGGGTATATCACGGATGAAATGATAGACCAGCTTCTTGACGATGACATTGCCGATGCGTCCGCCGATGTGGAGCGTTTATACCCTATGGCATATTCCTTCTCAGAGGCCCGACGTTTCGCGCTGGTGGATTTTCTTTTCAATGTAGGGTTACGCACCGCAAGGACGTTCACGAACACAAATAAGGCCATTAACGAGGAACGATGGGACGATGCGGCTGATGGATTACTGGCAAGCAAATATGCCCGTCAGGTAGGCAAGAGGGCGCAGACAATAGCACGGATGCTAAGGGAGGGTTAAATGTTTGAATGGTTAGCAGATAATTGGGAGGGAATTGCCCTCTGTTGCTTCATTCTATCGACAGTGGTATCAGAAGTCATGGCGTTCATTAAAACTCCGTCTAATGGCATCACACAGGCAATAGCGAACTTGCTGAAAAGACTCAGCGGGAGGGAATAATGACCATCACTCATGATGTTTTCTGGACGTTGCTTTGGATAGCTTGTGGCCTTACTGTTAGCGGGATAGTGGGAATATACTTCTTCATCAGATATTTCTTTAGCAGGTGGCACTAATGTTCCCCTACTGGACGTTTCTCAAGTACGGCATCCCCTTCCTTATCGGTGCTGTTGTCTTCGGCGGCGCGGCATGGAAGATTCAGGGTGTGCGGTTAGACAATGCCAAGGCGACTCTTACTGTCTGCGAATCTGCTAATAAAGAAAACTCAATAACCATCGAGCAATTAAAGGTAGAGGCCAAAAGCCTTAATAAGTCCTGCGAAGCTCGTATCAAAAGCAAGGATACTGTAATAAAAAGGCTGAAAGACATCGATGCCTTGACATCTGAGAATATATCTACAGGAGAGGATACTGCCAATGAAACGGTTGATAATCGTAATAGCGATGCTATTGTGTCTGAGCTTAATGTCATGTTCAAGCAATCCAATAGCAAAGACTGAGTACGTTAAGCCCACGATACCGGAACTTCCTGCCGAACCTGATTATTATGAGGTGATCTGGCAGAAGATAGGAGACCTGTACTGCGTGGATAAGGGCAGTGCGAAGAACCTGTTGAGGAACCGGATATTGGATAAGGGCTTCGTTGAACAGCACAGGGAGATTGTTGAGGGATTGAGATGATAGACGCCGAATGGCTTAATATGGAGACTGAGTGCAATTCTCAGGTGCGGAGAAATGTAACGATGCAAGTGGATAGGTAAGCGGTTAGGTGGTGACCGATGGCCTCAGAACATCGGCTAGAGTCCGGCTAGTGTGCCCGGACATGCTCCCCACGGCTTGGCCTCGTTAGGATACGTCCTGCGAGACACACGATCATCCCAAGCGTGGGGGTCTTTGCATCTTATATCCTGCATAATCCCCTCCCGGTGCATTTTGATAGATATACCGTACACTGTGAACAAGTGAGGGTAATTCTACTTTTGGGAGTCGTAAACTAGTGGTCAACAAAAAGGGGAAGCCCCTCTGTTGGCCTCCCCATTTCCACATATGTTTTTGGGTTGTTTACTTCATCACATCACCTCCTTAGATAATGTCAATTAATCCTCACGCCCGTACAGATCATCAATGCAGTTCAACATCCGTTCCCATTCCAGATAGTCCCTGAGACAGGCCAGCTTAAACCGCCGCCTGAGACGATAGCGGGATTTATAGCGGTCTGTACGGGGAGGATGTAGCCAGCTATAGCTTTCGGCCTTGTAATAGGGTAGATGACCAAGACAGATAAGCCGGTAAGTCCTCGCCTTCCTGTTTCCTTGCGGGTAGGCTCCCATTATTCCGTACATCCTTTGCACACGCCTATTTCCCCGTTTTCCCACATCTCAAGAACGTGTCCTATGGTGAGTATTCCTTCCCATGACGTATGGCTAAGATCATAAGAAAGAATCGTATCCACGACTTCTCGACAGAACTTGAGACCGTAATCAGCCGTCAAGCTGTCAAAATGATTTTCCAGTATTGCTCGTGCTAAGTCGTCTCTGTGTGTCAGCAATGTTCTCTTCCTCCTATCCGGTAATCCCGCTTTTGACTCGCCACGCCCAGTCCTTGCCGGGGTGACGCTTGTGCCAATCCGCTTTAAACTTGTCCTTTATCTGGTCTGCCATATCGCACGGGTCTTGCATGAGAGAAGCAAAATAGCCAAGCTCTTGCAGATCGGCAACACATATCTCACTCACCCGTACCGGCTCACAGGAAAGGATGGTGACGAAGCTACGGGCGGCCCATTGTGGCATTGTGACGGGGGAACGCCAAGCAACGAAAGGTTCACAATCCTCTGCTTTATATCGGACGGGGAAAAACAATTGATCAGCAATGTCATCGGGTGCACAGTCCCACGTCTCCCTCACATAGCACTTCTCGCCTACAAGGTACGGAAGTCTTATCCACTGTACCCCGTCCTCCATTGGATTTTCCTTTATCGTGTGGGATACCCTGAGATATGGGCCTTTCGATGTCTGCATTATCTTGAGGTGCATCTTGTAGGACTTCATGGTTGACCAGTGATGTTCTTCCGGTTCCTCCCTCATCGCCACAATGCAAAACTCGCCGGAGATGCTTTTCATATCAACGCTCCTTACGGTTCATGGTGTCTACCTCTTTTTGGTTTCGTCTGCTCCCACTTCTTCATACACTCATCGGAACAGACCTTGACCATTTCCTCATATTTTGTGTACCCGCGCCCCTTGAGTATCCACCTCCACGACCACGAAGGCGACCAGACGCCGACCTTGCCACAGACGGTACAGGTGTGATTTTTAGGGCTTAGCATCTCGGACACTCCCCGTCTGTACCGCCGCATTTACCGTGGATGGGGCAATCGGTCTCTTGATCGTCTTGTTCGGCCTCGTAGATGTTGCCGATGACTTCACATTCAATGGCCTCATCACAGGTGAGGGGCCATTGATGTTGATGTTTGCTGTAACCAGTGTCGTAATAAAAGCCTGCCCTGTCCTCATTCCAGACAATCGTACACTTCAAACCATTCAGCAAAATACTGTCCCCTTCGTAAATATCTTTGGAGTTCTCGTCCTTGAGGCCGGTGAACTGCATGAGAGTTACCTTGAACCCATCCACGTTAGACTGAAAACTTGGGATACCATCAGACCTTAACCCGAACAATCCCGTTTCCATTTTATTCTGTGGTTCCAACCATGCCCTGAACTTTATTGGCCTCATGCTTCCACCTCTCCCGTCGATTTGAATACGATCAGCTTGGTCATTTGGCCTCCTTAAGAGGACACCACTCTGGTATATAGTGGGTGTCATATATCTGCCTATATTTGTCTGCGTATTCTCTCCAAGCACTATGAGCACATACCCATTTTTCGTAATATCCGCTAAATCCCCAAGTTTGTGATTTATTCTTCATGTTGATACAACCACCACAATTATCAGGCATAATCATCCCTCCTTAGCACGTGTATTCCATCGCCTCATATCGTCTTCATCGACCACCTGAGCGATACTTTCAAAGCATCTTGTACCTTGTGGATGTTCCCAATAATCCCCATGATGATCGCCCGTAAGGATTAATTTTTCTCCGCAGAACGGGCATGGTTTTAGGTCGAACTTGGCTATTTTTTCATCTTCCGTTGGCATATATCCTGTTCCCATTGCTATACCTCCTTCGCCCACTCGGCCTGAATCTTGCCCGTGCCGTTGCAGGACGGTATATCTTTTTTGTTGCATTCCAATTCGCAGAAAAATGTGCTTTCTCCGTCGGGCTTAGTCCTAGGCCATTCTTTTTTATACTGGCATTCCTCCCATCCCCATTTCTCCCTCGTACTCTCCATCCCCAACCAATCAGACAGGAGCCCCACCCAACGGGGTGCGCCATCGATGAAGGAAAAGAGATAAACAATAAGGTCGGTGTCGTATGGTTCACCTATCTTGGCTGTTAGTATAGCCGTCTTAAACGCTTTCCACATCTCTTCCTTCCCCATCAGATACAGAAGCAACCGTTCCCGGTCGGGGGGGAAGGTAGAGTAGGAGGGATTTAAAACGTTGTATCCAGACTCCTTACAATGCTTGCATATTATCTCCCCTGTCTTTGCTGACCGTATTTTTTCGTGCCAGCACCCGTTCGGATTGGCAAAGTGAAACAGCCGTTCGTTGTTGATGTCGCTCATGGTTTACCTCCGAGACCACAATGACCGTGGGTGTAATCTGTTATCGTGTATGTACCAAAATGACCTTCAGGGGACAGCGTTTTGTCATTCCATCTCCACATCATACAGTCAGAGGCGTTGCACAAGACAGGGTATTCCATGTACTCGTACTCCGTTACGCCTGTTCTAGGGTCAACGGGGTACACACACCTTATAACTACTTCCCTTTTGCAGACTTTCGTTCTCGCTTCTTGCTCAGTCATTCCTTCACCTCCCCTTCGAGGGCATTGACAACACACCAAGCGTTACCACATATATGGTAATTTGTGTTAATCATTGGACACCCTTCGCACCCTTCAATATCAAACATCTTTGCTATCTCCTTCACCTTCCTCCAACGTTCCGCCTTATCAAGGATGGGGGAGATCAACTCCGCAACCCTTCGGCTCGCTTCAAAAGGGTCGCCATGTTGTGCAGCTTTTACGAGCTTATAGATCAGAGTCCATACCGCCGCGTCCTGTTCGCTTACCTTATATTTATCGCTACTGTCCATCTTCCACTCCCCAATAGACAATAAAAGCTAAACTTAGTTTACAGTTGACACATATAAGTTCTTTCCAATCAATAAAATGGCGACAGGTTTTTGCTAGTTGTATCTTCTTTTCAAGCTTACAATCCATCTTTCACCTCGATTCGTTTGCCACATTCAGGGCATCGTGGGTCAAGTGTGTGGTGTAAGTCATACCATGCACCGCACGACGTGCGATAACCACCTTCATTTTCTGATGTCCACTCGCACCTCTGAGCGTCGATCAGGGAGAGGATGGAGTCTACGGCCTCATCTAAATCCATTGTAAGGCAACCATCGTAGTCCTCATTTCTTGCATCGGCTATAACCCCCGCTATCTTTCCTTTCAGTTCATCCGGCATCGGGGGCCTCCTTCGCGTCCTCAAGGGGGCAGTCGTGGTGGATTGAATGTTTATCAACAAATTTCTGAATCTCTCGACAATACCATTCTTCGCTTCCCGGCATATATTCACACGAAGGACAACCGACACACATATTAACCTTGATTATCTTCATCTCTCTCCTTTTGGTTGGCAGGGGTTTATCAATGCCACCCCTGCCGTTCATGCTATATCCCCGCTACCGGATAATACTGCAATTTTCCGTAGTCGTCGTCATAGTGGAATCCTTCGTCGTTGACCGCCTTGATGACTTCATCCCGTGTGGGTTCATGGTCGAAATGGACATGAATAACCTCTTTATCTTCCAGTTCCCGCGTAAACTCGATGCAGTATAATGACATTGCTACCTCCCTTATTAAATTTGGGGTGACGGGTCGGGATTGAACCGACGATCTCTAGGGCCACGACCTAGCGTGTTAGCCACTCCACTACCGCCACACATATTTTTTGAGGGGGAAGGCATCGAACCTTCATTGCCTGAGTCAAGGTCAGGAGTCCTACCCTTAGACGACCCCTCAAGGTTATCCATACTATCCCGATAGTCTTTGTATGCTTTTGGATTTGCTTCTGAGTGATTTTCTTG